GCCCCGTTAGGGGCACCACAGGCACTTGTGTCTTGGGCATGGGTGTGTTAAAACACCCTAAACCCATCTGTAGAAAGGTAAGATCCATGGAAACTAAGCGTCGTTCTACTGACGCTTATACGTCAGGTAGTACCTACAATAGCATCACGACCCAAAACTTCAACAAGAAGAATAAGGTCGAGGAGCAACGCACTATTAGTCACGACACCGCATTCCCTGCTATTCGGCATGCCTTAAGGCAGCCTTATATCAGGGGTACCGGTGCTGAGTGGGTTTTCACCCATCGTGATTATGGTGCAACCTTTGTTACTGAGAAAACGTCTGTACAGTCGTCGTTCGATGGCTCCTTCGGAGTCCTCGCGGCGAAGGGAGGTAATCTCCCATACTATCAGGCACATTCAGATGGTCCACTCTTTTTGGGGTGGCACTCTCTGATGTCCCTAAGTACAGATGCCGAACTCGGTAATTACCAACAATCCCTTTGGACAATGGGAGCGCGAGCGATCAAAATCGTTCGTCCTGCAAAACCCGCCTTGGACATTCCTGTCCTCTTAGGCGAGTTGCGCAAGGATGGTCTTCCGACCATCATTGGCTCCCTAGCCGGGCGTTCAAAAACCGTTCGAGACGTTTTTCGTCAAGGCGGCAAAGAATACCTGAATGTCCAGTTTGGTTGGGCCCCGTTAATTCGGGACCTGGTCACGCTGGTAGAGTTGGTACCAGACGCTCGCCGTCGTATTCTTCAATACGAACGGGACATCGAGCGTCTGATTAGGCGTAGATACTACTTTCCTGAGGAAGTTAGTGTGACTAGTGGTCTCAGTTTTTCTGGGACTTCTTCTAGTTACATGCTCGAAGCGAGCACCCCTTTTGGGACAATTCCACAGGACCACTTCTCGTTCTCGAGAGGTGGCTCGTTTTTGCCGGAACAAGTTACCAAGACCACTCAGAAAACCTGGTTTTCTGGAGGCTTCCGATTTTATCATCGGTCAGTGCCAAAAGCACTTGAGGAACTTTCTCTAATTGAAGAGAAGGCGAATATCCTTTTGGGTACTCGACTTGATCCTGAGATTCTTTGGAATCTCGCACCATGGACGTGGCTATCGGACTGGTTCGTTAACTTTGGAGACGTAGTCTCCAATGTCAGCGCTCTCATTGCCGATGACCTCGTGATGCAGTATGGTTACCTAATGCGAACCACGGAAACAGAAGTTCAGGTATCTTGGCCTAACGGCCTCTGGTACCGGAAACCTTCTGGACCCTTAAGTTCGGGTTGGCAGCGTTGGACTGGCCAAGTGGAGACTATGAGTAATCGTAATCTTCCAGCCTTGGGCGGTTATACGCAAACCATGCGGCGCGTCTTGAAACAACGCGTTAGAGCATCACCTTTCGGGTTTGGCTTAAACCCGTCAGACTTTTCAGCTGACCAATTGGCCATCCTTGCTGCGTTGGGACTTTCCCGTACGTAGCTAGGATTATCTAATTAAATAATAATTAAATAACCCATTGTAAGGAGTAATGCCATGGCATTTGCCGATCCTCAGTCCATCACCGTCGGTGGGACGACTTCGTCGCTCCCCCGTACGGGATCTGGAGATAACCATGCTGTCTACTCAAAGGACGATCGAACGATCGTCTTTAAGGTGACGCATCAGCCTGGAAAGGTTCGAACGCGCCGTTCGGCGCGTTGGGACGGTTCCAAGATCGCTGCTGACCCCCTGCTTGCAGGTGTCAACCGCGAAGCATCGATGTCGTTTTTCTTCAACGTCGATGTTCCGAATATTGGTTACTCGATTACTGAGCAAAAGGACTTCGTGAAGGGTGCACTCGCGCAGCTTGCTGCATCGAGTGACGCACTCCTCATTAAGTACCTCGGCGGCGAGAGCTAACTGCTCTCGTCAATTTGGAGGATAGGAGTGGTCTTGTTGATCACCGCGCTTTTTGCGTGGCTCAACAGACCGCTCTGATTCCACCAGACGCCATGGCTATGGATATCACTACCCCCATTGGAGGAATGATTGAAAAGCCTGATGTTACTTCTACAAAGGCTCCTCGCAGACGCGGAGAGCCGGTGTCACACAAGCACCAGCCAGGACTTTAAAACGGCCCTGGTTCGGTTCGAAGCCGAGGGGGAATCGTTTCTTACGATTTCCCTGCCTGCCTTCGCCAACGACTTCCAAAAAGCGTTGGCTGAAGAAGCAGTCGGTCCCTCCCTGTTTGCCGGTTTCGGCAAGCGGGGTAAGCTCCCTATTTTTCTAGGTGGGCTATTGGACCTGGTCTTCGACCGGTGGAGTGGGTGTTTGCTCGATGAACCGTCGATTACGGCGATCCAGACCATACGCCAAGTAACAATGGCGTTTGGAAAGATCAAAAAGGAGTGTTCAGATGAACGAATCCAGGCCGCGTATTCGGCATACATCGAGTGTGAGTCAGAAGTCAAGCTTGGTGATCGCGCTCGTAGCCATGATGATCTCATGGACTACGGGCGTGTGGCTCGTCTCCTCTGGAGACGCGTCAATTCCCGTCTCGATCGAAGGATCTACGACGGAGAACTGATACCAAGACACGGACCGGGTAAGAGTGCCGACCGTTTGGTCGGCAACCAGAAGTTCACTCTACAAGAGTGGACTCACCGGTTGCAGGAACTGTTTCCTTACGAGGAAACGGTTTGTGCATCTTATGATGAGATTCAACTCATCATGGACAGTGTTGACTTCCGCGAACCCGCTGCTGAGCGACCTGTCAAGGTCACTCATGTAGCTAAAACGCTGAAAGCACCCCGCATTATCGCCATGGAGCCAACGTCAAACATGTACGTTCAGCTCGGTATCATGGATATGATGCGAGAGGAATTCAGACGCGATAAGAACGCGCTGAACCTGATCTGCTTCGACAGCCAGGAGCCTAACCAGCTCCTTGCCAGAAGTGCCTCCCGAACAGGGCGGCTGGCTACCCTTGATTTAAAGGAAGCCTCAGATCGTGTTTCTAACCAGCTAGTCCGAGAACAATTCGCTAACCACCCCCACTTGGGGGCGGCAGTGCAAGCTGTTCGTAGTCGGAAAGCTGATGTACCTTACCATGGCGTAATCCGCCTGGCAAAGTACGCGTCTATGGGTTCAGGGCTCACCTTTCCTATTGAATCGATGGTGTTTTGCACCCTCGTATTCCTTGGGATTGAGCGAGCTCTCAAACGCCCGCTGACCCAGCAGGACATCGAGTCCTTTTACGGGTCAGTGCGTGTCTACGGAGACGATACAATCGTCCCTGTAGAATTTGTGGAGAGTGTGATTCAGACACTGGAGGCCTTTGGGGCCCTAGTGAATCGGAACAAGTCTTTCTGGACTGGTAAGTTCAGAGAGTCATGTGGCGGCGACTACTATGACGGTTTCCCTGTCAAAATAGTTCGTCTTAAGCACGATCCGATTGAATCACACCGAGATGGTTCGGCAGTAGCCTCCTTTGTTGCGTTTCGAAACCAGCTCTTTGAGCTTGGTGGATGGGACTCGACAGTGGCTTGGCTAGACGCTCGCGCTAAGCGAGTGTTAAAGTACTATCCTTATGTTACTAAGGATAGCCCTGCTATCGGTCGGTGGCGTCTTGATGGATCTTACACGGTCCACAAGATGCATGGTGATCAACAAAGGCCAATGGTTATGGCCTATGTTGTTGAGCCACGCGTGCCCGTCAACTCAATCGACGGTTATGCGGCCCTCAGAAAGGCGCTTATCAAAAAGTCAATCCTTGAACCAAAGGGTTACTCAGACGCTAAGCATCTGGAACTATCTGGACAGGCGACAGTTGTCAACACCAAACTGAAGTGGACGTCACCAGTGTAAACTGGTGACGGGCGCGGTGAAAGCCGCAGTGGAGACTATAAAGTTCATCTCCCC